ATGCCAAAAATACCTAAGCCACTAAGCGATATGGAGATAAGATCGCTAAAACCTAAAGATAAAATTTATAAAAAATGTGATGGTAAAGGGCTATATATTTTTATCAATCCAGACGGACGCAAATATTTTGCACTCGAGTATAAAAGCCCAATAGATCAAAAAATAAAGCGCATAAATTTAGGCGAGTACCCCAAATTTACCCTAGCGATGGCAAGAGATGAGCGCTTTAAGATCGAGCAAAAGACGAGAGAGGGTATCGACATCAAAGCAAACGCCCAAAAAGACAAACAGGCAAATTTTAAAGTAATTACGCAAAAATGGCTAGATGTAAAATCCGCAAGCGTAACAAAGCAGACATTAAGTAGGGATATTAGACTACTTGAGACGCATATATACCCTTATTTTGAAAATTTGGACATAAGGAATATAAGTGTAGATGATGTGATAAATGTTTTAAAGCGAGTTGAGGGCAAAGGGCTACTTGATGGTACAAGGCGGCTATATTCATTTTTAAATCAAATTTGGCAGTCTGCCTATAATATCACGCCTAACAATATCATCGCAAGCATCAACTACAAATTTACATTTAAAAAACAAAAAGGGAATAACTACGCTACACTAACAAAAAAGGCAGACATTAAGGCGCTTTGGCATGGCTGTGACGAATATAACGGCGACGTGCGAACAAAATATGCATTAAAGCTTGCAATACTTACGGCTTTGCGCCCATTTAATATTAGATCGATGAGGTGGGAGTATATCGACTTTGAGCGAGAGACTTTAAAAATACCTGCTGGCGACATGAAAATGAGAGATGAATTTACGTTGCCACTATCAAAGCAGGTGGTAAATTTATTAAGAGAGTATCAAGGGCTAAGGCTTAGCAAAATTTATCTTTTTAGTGCCTTGCAAAGCGAGGATCGATATATGAGCGAAAACACGCTTAACGTGGCGCTTAGGCGGATGGGGTTTAGCAAAGACGAGATAGTATCGCACGGATTTCGTGCTATGTTTAGCACCATTTGCAACGAGTATATTGATGAACATGGATTAAATTTTGACATCATTGAGAAGTGTCTGGCTCATAAAGGCAACAATAAGATACGAAATACATATAATCATGCTGGCAACTTAACGCAAATGCGTAAGCTTATGCAGTGGTGGGCGGATTTTCTAGATAGTCTTTGAGTTATGGCAAAGGGCGACTACAAAATCGCCCCTTAAATTTAGGCAACGTTAAAAATTTGCCTTAATATCTCAACGCTATAAGTGTTTATTCTGCCGTATCGCGGATCGATCACCGCACCCATAAATGCTCCCTGCTCGTCGCTCATCTTTTTAGCCTTTTTGCCTAAACTTGGGATGTGATGCCCTTTTTGGCTGATGCCGTATAAATTCATAAATGCAATTATCGTCATATAGTTGTCGTTGTTTAAAATTCGGTTGATATTGTGCTTTGCTTTTAGTTGCTCTTTATGAATTTCATTCGTCTTATTTTCTAGCTCGTGTATTTTTCTATCCTGCTCTTTTAGATAGTTTAGTTGGATTTGCAGATAGTCGAGCTGACTAACGGCGATCTTATCTTTTTTGTAGGCCTTTTCAACTTCGATAAAGTAGCGCCTTACTTGTTTGCCTTTTTCGTTTCGCTCCAGCATCGCTATCTCTTTTGCAATGTCGGTTGTTAGGATATACTCGGTTATTATGCTTGCCTTTTTGCCGTACTCTGTGATCGTTTCTCTTTTTTGAGAAACGATTATATAATCGGCATTCAAGACCGCATCCGTCTCATCTAATCGCCTTTTGATCCAGTCTGCAAATTTAGTCTCGCTTTCTAAAACTTCGTGTAAATCTCTAGCGCTTACCGAATTTACTTCGGCATTGTTTATCATAGTTTGATTAATCGCGATAATCTCATTCATTTTTACACCTCTTAAAATGGTATCTCTTGGCTATCATAAGCGATATAATCGCTCTCTATCTCTGGCACGTCGCTATATTGTGGCTCGCTTTTGCGTTGAGCAACTTGGCTTTGCTGCGATGCGTTGCTAACTTGATATGTGTTGCTTTTTTGTGGCTCGCTGTCTTTGATGCCCAGCATCTCCATACTCTCTACGTTTATGCTATGCTTTGAGCGGTTTTGTCCGTTTTGATCCGTCCATTGCTCAAATTTAAGCCTCCCATCAACTAGTAACTTTGATCCTTTTCGTAGATATTGATTAGCTATTTCAGCACTTTTGCCAAAAAAATTAATATCAATAAAACAAGTGTCCTCTCTCTTTTCGCCATTTATGCTAAATTTATGAGTGGTGGCGATCGCACTTTTTCCGATCGCTGATCCACTTTGTGTATAACGTAAGTCTATATCTCTAGTTAAATGGCCGACTATAATAATCTTATTAAACATTTTTAGCCCTCATTTCGCTTAAATTTACTCCTTTTAGGATTTGTAAGGCCAGACTCTCTTTGCCTGCAAATTTCTCTTTTAGTTTTGTATCAAGTACGCTTAGCCAGTACTCGTCAAGCTTTTTATTAAACTCCGCTATTACCTCATTTTTAGGGCGTAGCACCTTGACGTCTAGCGTTCGATCTACTTTTTTGCGTTTTTGAAAAAACGCCACTGCGTCGTCAAAAGTCATTTGACACCTCCAAATCGTATTTAATCCAAGCAATCTACTACTTTACCGACAACTTTTGAGACGATAAAGCCGTCACAGCTAACATAGTAAAACTTTCTCCAGTATCTCGCCTTTTGTCCATCAATAAATCCATACATTGTTGATCCTTTTATGATGCGTGATTTAAAAATTTAGGTAAAGCCATCTTTAAATTTGGCTTGTACTCTGTTTTGTTTTGTGTGATCTGCTTTATCTCATCAAGCACCAGCGCGCGAGTTTCATCTATCACGCTGCTGACCATTTTTAAAAATTCGTCCTCTTTTCGCTTGATATTTGATAAAACGTTGATCTCTGCCTCGCTTGTCACTATGTAGCAATCAACTTCTTTTTTCTGCCCATATCTATAGACACGGCGCAGAGCTTGAAAAAATCCCTCAAAGCTATCGCTAAGGCTTGCAAATATTACGTTTTTGCAGTATTTTTGCCAATTCATGCCAAAGCCTGCGATCTTTGGCTTTGTGATGAGTACTCTTATTTTGCCATTTGCAAAGTCACTCATCATCTTGGCTTTATACTCGTCAGTGTCGCTACCCTTGATCTCGACTGCACCAGCTATTAGATCCTTTAATAATTTACCCTCGTCGTTTAACTCACACCATATAAGATAGTTTTCGTCGCTATTATTTACTATTTTGGCGACCGCCTCGCATCTATCCTCTAGGCTCTCTTTTTTTGCCTCTCGTCTCTCGCTTAGGGTTTGTGCTGATGTTGCAAAAAGTGAAGTTTTTGGCTTGTGCTCGACTTCGATATGGTGCATTTTTATGGGCGGTAGTTTAAATTTAGCGTCCTCATCAAGGCTATATCCTAGATCGCTAGGCTTTGTGAAAAACGCACTCCAAGAGCTTACAAAGCGCCAAAACGGCTTTTGTGCATGACCTTTTAATATCCATTTTGATGTGTCGCTACCATCGTGAATAAAGTAGGTCGCCAGCATCTCGCTAAGGCTCATCACGTTTAAAAACTCAGTATGGTTGCCTAGCTCGGTATAGTCATTTGGCGACGGCGTGGCACTGCAAGCAAGCTTATAAGGCGTATGCTTAAAGCCATCTATGATAATATCTCTACTCTTTGATGTGTAGCTTTTTATGCGACTACTCTCATCAAGCACGACGCCTATAAATCCATCTAGGTTAAATTTATCTAACTTTTCGTAGTTTGTGATATTTAAGCCGTTTATAACGTCCTCGTTACTCTCGCAAAATTTAACATCATAACCTAAAAGCTCTTTGATCTCGTCGATGCTTTGGTGGGCTACCGCTAAAGGGGCGATGATAAGTACTGGCTTGCGCTCTTTTTGCCACACTCTATAAGCCCACTCGCCTTGCATGGCTGTTTTACCGCTGCCAGTCATCGCAAATATTGCAAAATGCCCTTTTTTAAGGGCTAAATATACTAAATCCTTTTGATACTCAAAGAGCGAACTATGTAAATCCTCTCTTTTTATATCCACGCTTTTAAAATTTATCTTTTTCTCTTTTGTCTTTAAAAAGTTTTCATAGCTCAAAATGTCCATTTTTTGTCCTTTTTTAGTGCAAACAACTTTTAAAAAAATCAGGCAGTGATCTAATCTCGCCCCCATCAACTATCAAATCTCTAATCTCAAAATGCTCTTTTATGCTAAGTGACTTCATTAGCTTTGAGATAGTCACTGTCCTCGTAAATTCATAATCTTTTTTTAATAGGTCCATCTCTTTTTTGCCAAGCCTTGACAAGAAAAAAGACTTATTTATTGCCAAGAACTTCTTAATATCGTCTTTGCACGCCTCTTTTGCTTTTTGTCTATATGGCTCAAATTTATCATTCATATTAAGCCCCTAGAATAAGCTTTGCTCGCCACGCTCACGGAGTGCAAGCTCGCAATTTTTACGAGCAACATTAAAATAAGAGCTTTTTAGCTCGATCCCTAAGCCTCTACGCCTCATTTTTAGAGCTTGATAAACTTCTGAACCGATGCCAAGAAACGGAGTAAATACGATGTCATTTTCATTACTCCAAAGCTGTAAAGCACGCTCGATAACGTCAAGCTGCAAAGGGCAAATATGTTTTTCGTCGTTATCGTCTCGGCTGCCTTTTAGCGATAGAGTGTTAGACTGATTTATATCCATCCACACTGGGCTAGCATATCTTTGCCACACTTCGATGCTGCCTCGGTTGAGGTTGCCTTTAGTCTCGTCAAATTTAGTCGTTATCGGTGCGCCGTCTCCTGCGTAGTGATCAAAGCCACCGCTTATCGGCTCGGCGTTATCGCCTGGTTTTCTCATCGTTACTAAATAATCGGCTATGCCTTGCCTACACATCGCACTATCTTTTACGACTTGCTTATGCAGTAGTCCGAGCGCCTTAGTACGTTGTTGCGCCACAACTGGATCTTTCCAAATGCACACCTCAGAGTGAAAAATAAATCCCACGCTCTCAAAAAGTTTTATAAGCTCGCCTCTAAAATCACGGATGCCGATATAGCCATCCTTAAATTTAGAGTATGGTAAATTCATGCAGTGAAAACTCATCAAGCGACCATTTTTAAGCACCCTATAAAGCTCACTAGCCAAAAACTCAAAATGCACCATAAACTCGCCTTTGTCCGAGTTGCCCATATCACGATCCGAGTTTGAATAAGTATAAAGGCTATCAAATGGCGGACTATAAATGATATAATGCACGCTCTCATCATCAAAGCCCTTTATCACCTCGCAACTATCGCCGTTATAAATAGCGTAGTCGTCGCTTATGACTTGATCTAAAACGTCCATCTTATGCCCCTTTGCTCTTTATAAGCTCTAAAATCTCATCACGATCAACAAAAACACTTCTAGCAGTTACGGCGTAGCGCTTTATGATGCCTTTTTGTGCCCATTTTTTGATTGTTATGATGCTTAAATTTAGCATCGCAGCCGCGTCCTTGTAGCTAATATAATTTATTTTTTCTAGTTTCATATCTCATCCTTTAAAAATCGCTCTTTAACTCCTAAATTCTCAAAAACTACACAGATATGATTAGCTTTTGCGAATTCGTACTCCTCTTTTATCCCTTTGCTTTTGTCGTTAAAAAGCACGTCGGCGATAAAAAGAAAATCGCACTTTTTAAGCTCGTTAAAGCACATTTTCATAGCCTCATCGCGGCTTATGTTAAGCTCGCCAAATTCTAAAACTGGCACAAAGAAGCTAAATTTTGAGCTAAAGATATGATTAGCCCTATCTTGTGCTTTGCTCGCTAAATAAAAGGCGTCGCCCACGCTAAAGCCTGCATTTAGCACCGTATCGTAAGGGCTTGCGACATATACTCTAAGTGTTTTATCTGCTTTCATCGCATAAGCCTCCCTTAAATGCCTAATAGAGGGGTAACCCTCAACTAAATTTCTCAGCTCATCCTTGCTAAATGCAAATGCCGCTTTTTGTGTCTTATACATACTCTGCCTTTTTATGCGGATTTTGTAAAAGATAAATGACGTCTATTATCCTTTAAAAACTCCACTTGCTCGCCAAGCACACCAATATCCACGCCGTAAGGATAGGCGTTATCGGTTAGTCGGTTGATCATCTCATCCATCACGGCCACATACTCCGCCAAGCGGTCATATTCTGCGTGGTCGATAAATTTATCTTTGAGCTTAAATGTAAGCTCTAGTCTGTGCCATCCTTTTAAGCTCTCGTCTAGCTTTTGATGGTGGTAGTTTGTTTGTTTTTCAAATTTGTCATAAAAACAAATCTTTTTTAGGCCATAAAAACGCTCATAACACTCGTTTTCATATATAGTTGTTTTGTAGCTTATAAACTTGCCGCCAAAACGAGTAAAACGCTTTGCAAACCACTCTTTTGAGCTTGACCCTGCCTGCTCGTCGCACTTAAAGTCGTGTGCTATGTCAAATTCATAGGGCTTAAAACGCCTTAGAAATTTACTTAGCACCTTATAAGTCTCTTTAAAAATTTCACGGCTTGGCTGGTAAAGTCCTGCAAAGACTACTTTTATATAGTAGCCGTAAGGTTTTTTACGCTTTTTACAAAGATCATTTAGCTCGTTTGAATTCTCAATTACGATCATCGAGTTAGTTAAACTTGTAACGCCTCTTTTAAAGCTCACATAGCGGATCTTATACTTCACATCATCAGGCAATAAAAGCGCCTCATCTGGTCTATCTTTTTTATATTTTTCTTTGACGTAAGTCGTAATCGCTTTATTTCTGTTGATGTTTCTTAGTCTTGTATTTAGCTCTATCTTTTTCATAAATTTTAAAAAGCTCGACTTAGAGAGAATGAAGCGATAAGCATCGATGCCAGTGCTAAACTCGACTTTTAGCCCTTTAGCATTTTTAACACTCTTAAATTTAGTATCCATATCGCCTCATTTTTTTAAAATCTTTTAAAAACTCAAAATCAAAGCCGTAATACAAAGCAAAAATAAAAGCAAATCCATCATTAATCCCTTTTTGCCTTTTTTATGCCCCTAAAGTTGCCATCTTTTGTCAGCTCGACCTCATAGCCAAGCGCCGCCATCGCCTCGATAAAGGCTAAAATTTCGCCTATATTTCTATCTTTTTGGCTCATCTGTTGTCCTTTTAGCTTGCTTTGTTTTTATTTAGATAGATAGTGCCTGCACACGTGCCATCGCCTACTTTGGCGTTTGATGCACTTCGCCAGTCGATACCATCGCTTTCTAGTATTTTTGCATTTGCCTTACTCACATATCCGCCACTAAGTGCGTAATAAGCTATTCCCCTCATCTCGCAATAAGCCTTTAGCGTCCATCTTGTTTTGTCGTATATAAGTTGCGCTAGTGTTTTCATCTTACACCTCTTGTTTTGTCTTTTTGTTTAGCGTCTTGTTTCTCATCATTTTTTACCCTCTTTTGCTATAATTGTTTTATTGATGAGTGAATTATATGACAAATGAGTAGATTTGTCAAGATATAAAATAAAATTTTGAGTAGAAAAGAGTAAAAGATGATAAATGAAGCTAAACAAATGCTTGATAAATGGCTATTAGAGCAGAATTTAAAAACTTATAAAGAGTTGGCGGATTTTTTAGGAGTGGCACAAAATACGCTAGATGTGTGGAAACAAAGAGGCAAAATACCTGAAAAGAATATACTCAAATATACACATTTAGCATCTAGTGACGAAACGAGTACATCAAGCGAGTTAATAGATACACCAAATTTAAAACCCTATAACATCAAAAAGATAACCGCCTATAAAGCAAGCGCAGGCGGTGGCAATGAGATCGACGACATCAAGGCTTACGAGACTGGCGAGCTAATGCCAATCGCTAAGGCATTTTTTAAAACACCGCCTAAAAAAGAGCTAAATGCCATCGAGATAAGTGGCGAGAGTATGATGCCGATGCTGCACGATGGCGACTGGGTTATTTTTTGCGATGATGGTGAGTTTAGAGGCGATGGGCTTTATGTCGTAAATTTTAGCGGCCAGCTAATGGCAAAAGTGCTGCAACTAAGCCCAAAAGGTGAGCTAAAGATCATCTCGGTTAATCCAAATTTCGCAAGCTATGAGATCGATATAAACGAAACACAAGAACATTTTAGGATCATAGGCAAAGTGATAAAAAGCATAGTTTAAAGGAGTGAAAATGAAAAAGATAGTTTATGCAGTGTTGGCGTCGGCTGTGCTTGCTTTTGGCGCAAGCGAGGATAGTGCAAAAAGCCTAACAATGGAGTTTTTAAAGGCAGTGCAAAAGCCATATAAAGAATTTATGGATAAATGTTTAGGTGGCAAAATGCCAGATATGCAAGCAATGAGAGATGCAAAATGTGGGCTTTTCGATGATGGCAGAGACTACTCATACTATAAAAAACTCAGTGGCAAGATCAAATTTGGCGACAACAAAATAGAGGATATGCAAGAGTTGGATACCAACTATAACGAAGCAATGAGCACACTAGCCGATAGAGTGGCAAACCTAAAAGCAGCCAACCCAACAAAAGCCCAAAATATAGATGCAAACTTAAAATTTGTCAATAAAGTGGTGGATATAAAAGAGGAAGACGGCGAAACAAAAGTTTATTATAGTTTATCAAATTTACAAGAGCTTATAAAGATGTATAACTTAGGAATATACACAGAGGAGATACTTTATGATGGCATTTTGTCTTTAGAATGTGGGGATGGCAAATGTAAGATATTGCCTCAAAACTAAAAATGAAAAATCTATTTTTGATTTTACTTTTGGCGGTGGTAGCGATCGCCGCCGATAAATTTGACTGCTCGAAGCGATATTGTAAGCAGATGACTAGCTGCGCCGAAGCCTACCACTATCTAAAAGAGTGCGGCCGCAGTAGCTTTGACCGAGACGGCGACGGCGTGCCGTGTGAGAATGTATGTAAAGGCGCTAAAAAGAAATAAAATTTTAGGAGGCAAACAATGGATCAACAAACTGGCACATCACTTGCAACAACAATAATAACATCATTTATGTCACTCCTTGCAGTGGCTGTGAGTTTTTATACTGCTTATAATGTAAAAAATATTGAACGAGAAAAAAGTAAGCTAAAAAAAGTAGAGATACTTTTTAATATGCAAGTAAAGGCGGCAAGGGAATTTAATAAGATATATCACGAGTTTAGCCCATTAAATTTAGGTGACGTGCATGATGGCGAATTTTATGGTAAAACGCAATGGGAACAGATAAGATCAAGAATATCAAAGTATCAAGCAGATTATGCATATTTGTTTGATGATGATGAAATAATAAAAAAAATAGAAAATATAATGTTATCGTTAGATTTTGTAACACAAGAGTATGCGTACTACGAAGAAAAAGATCCAAGTACGGCACGCGATATAGAAGAATATAAATATATAGATACATTAAAATTAATAGCAGAGGCGAATGGCCTAATAAAAAAATATATGTTTAAGGAGTTAAAAAAATAACATAAAAACGGCCAATCTCCGACAAATATGCCGTATATTTTGGCTTAATCTCCGCTGAATATCCAAGGTAAATCTATGTTAAAAAAAGATCAATAACCGCCGATCACACCGATACACTTACACACTCCTACAAACACCGCTTAAGCATCAATTAAAAATCCAATCTCTTAATAGTGGCGAAAGAGAGTAAAAAATTCTCATGGGTCCTTCTCAAAGCATATTTTTAGATGCGGTGGCAAACCGCGAAAAAAAGAGGGTTGTAAGCGTTTTTTAGGGACTTCGTTATCGTTTTTTTATTAAAAATGGTTATTTTTTATAAAAAAAGTGTATCTTTCTTAAATAAATATAAAAAATGTGATGTTTTTTAATAATAAAATAAAAAGAAGTTTAAAAATAAAAAATAAAAGTTAGCTTAAAAATAGTTGGTTTTATTTGCAAAATAACGCAATAAAGGATATAATAAGCTCGTTATCGGTTATCACTTCAAAAGCCCCTTTTTTAAAATTTACAAATAAAATCAATGAGTAAAATTATAGAAATCTTTGCAAAATCCATTTTTATAAAGCCTCGCTTAAATTTACTAGAGTGGGCGGAGCGATATAGATTTTTGAGTAAAGAAAGCTCATCAAGTTTTGGCAAATTTAAAGCCTTTTCTTATCAACGTGAGCCTATGATCGAAATTTCAAATCCAAAACGTGAAAAGATTATTTTGCTTTGGGCGTCACAGCTGGGCAAGAGCGAGCTAATAAATAATGTTTTGGGCTACTACATCCACCAAGAGCCAAGCACTATTTTGTTTATGCTGCCTAACAAAGACGATGCAGAGGACTACTCAAAGAGGCGTTTAGCCCCTATGTTTCGAGATACGCACGAGCTAAGCGAACTAATAAACGCAAATGATGCAAACAATACAATACTTATAAAGAATTTTAGGGGCGGAAATTTAGCCCTAGTTGGATCAAATTCGCCATCAAAGCTAGCTAGTAAACCTATAAAAGTTTTGCTAGTCGATGAGGCGGATCGCTGCGAGGCCACAAAAGAGGGCGACAGCATAGAGTTAGCGCAAAGGCGGACGGCTACATTTTACGATCGCAAAATAGTCATAAGCTCAACGCCTACCATTTCAGGCGCTAGCACGATAGAGAGGGAATTTATAAATTCCGATCAAAGGCTATTTTTTGTAAAGTGCCCATTTTGCCAACACGAGCAAAAGCTAATATTTGAGCGTATCGTATATGAGCTAGATGAACACAAAGAGCTAATAAACGAAAGCGTAAAATATCAATGCAGCGAGTGCGGTAGCTTGCTAAGCGAGCAGGACAAGAACGAAGCCGTAAAAAATGGCCGATGGATCGCACAAAATCCAAAATCAAAAATAGCAGGCTTTTTCTTAAATGCCATATATAGCCCTTTTTACAAAATGAGCGAGATCGTTAAAACCTATCTTGACACCAAGGGCGACGAGCTAAAAATTCAAACGTTTAAAAACACGATCGAGGCGCTAGCATATGAGCCACCAAATACAAGCTTTAACGAAAATGAACTACTGGATAGAGTAGAGGACTATAACGATCAAAATTTGCCGCAAAATGTAAGCTTTGTAACGGCTGGCGTGGATATACAAGGAAACCGCGTTGAGGTTATTTTTATAGGTTGGTGCAAAGGTTACGAGGCCTACAATATCGACTATAAGCAAATTTATGGCAACACCGATCAAGATGAAGTTTGGCAAAAGCTTTTTAGAGAGCTTAAGCGCAAATTTAAAAGAGAGGATGGGAAAATCCTAAGCACTACTTTATCGCTAATTGATAGTGGCTTTAACTCCAGCCGAGTTTATGATTTTGTGAGCTTAGCGCCAAATTTCATAGCCTCAAAAGGTGCAAGTGAGGCGAGCCAAAAAGTAGAGTTTTTAAATAAAGTGAGAGTGATAAAAAAGGGAGTTAGGCTTATAAATATAGGCACTTTTAAAGGCAAAAGCGAGTTTTTTAGGTTGCTAAGTATAAAAGATCACGGCGAGGGGTATTTGCACTATAACAGAAATTTTACAAATGAATTCTTTTTGCAGCTAACGGCCGAGAAGCTGCAAGAGGTAAAAAACAAAAGGGGCTACACCAAACTGCAATACGTTAAAACTAGGGAAAGAAACGAGGCTCTAGACATCACAATACTAGCTTACGCAGGGGCGAAGCTAATAAAAAATGAGCTAAGACGAAAAAGGATTAAAAATGCAAATTCATAAAAAAGTGCTAATTAAAAAGACAAGATATGATCTAAATATGAGTGTAGAAAACGCATCGAAATTTGAACAGCTTTGTGAGGCCTATGAGATGAAAAAATCGGATATGGCGGATTATATTATAGAGAGCTTTTGCAAAGGAAATCCACGCTATAACCAATATTTAATAAATTTAGGGGTTGCAAAAAAGAAACTACAACAAAAAGCCGAGCAAGATATGAGCCTTTTTGAGGGGGCGATATGCAAGTAAGTACAAAGGAGCTAAGCAACGCACTAGGGCTAACCGATAGGCGAGTGCAGGAGTTAGAGAGCGAGGGCATTATAAGAAAGCTCGAGCGCAATAAATGGGACTTGACAGCTTGCATTGATGACTATATAAGCTACAAAATAAAGCTTGCCACTCAAAGCTTTGAGCTAAGCGAGGCTAGGGCAAAAAAAGAGTTAGCCGATGCGGAGCTAAAAGAGCTAAGGCTCGCCAAAGAAAAGGGCGAAGTAATAGCCATTGATAGGCTAGAAAAAGATTTAAGCGACATAGCCGCTGCCGTATCAAATAAGCTTTACTCGCTGCCAAATAAGCTAAAGCGCAGCATCGATCTAAGCGATGATGTAGAAAATGCGATCAATAATGAGGTTGAGAGCATATTAAACGAACTAAAAGACACTAAAATTTATAAAGATTTTTCTTAACTCTCAAAAATACATTTTACTCACTTGTAAAAAAACTTTTATTTTTTTTCTAAAATCAAGCAAAAAAGAAAAAGGGCTAAACGCTAATGACGACACAAGAGAGAATTTTGCTAATCGATAGAGCGATCGATGATGTCTTAGATAACCTCAAAGACGGCATTGAGATAAAAGAGTACTGGATCGATAATTTAAAAGTTGTCAAGCGCAGCCCACTTGAACTTATAAGCGAACTAAGAAAGATAAGAGCCAGCATCATAAAAGACGCACAAAAAGCAAAAGCGACTAGCAAAACTTACATTTTTGGGGATAGGTATTAATGAAGCGAAAAACAAAGCAAAATTTATCTAAAAACATATCTATGAAGCCAAAGATAAATTTTTTCAAATATCCAAGCTTAGAACCAAACCGCATAAATTCATATGAGATAAGCCAACTGCTGCGAAACCAAGACATCGACAAAGTAAGCGCAAAGCTAAGAAAGCAAGCACGTAGTATAAGCACGTCAGTATCTCTAACTAGCGGATTTTTTGAAACGCTAAGCAGTGAAATTTACGGCGAGCAAGGATTTATCCTCGACATCACGACGCCAAAGAAAAATTTAAACCAAGCCGTGCAAAGGTCATTTTTTGAGTGGGAACATATATGCTGCGAATATGGCATTTATGATTTTGGCGACTATGAGGAGATGATTTTAACGGCTCTTTATCGTGACGGCGAGGCGTTTATCAAGCTACATAAGGGCGACGAGCTAAAGATCGAGCTAATCGACGCTGAAGACATAGACAACGACCTAACCAATGAGGGCAAGCATATATATTACGGCATAGAATACGACGCCGAGCGTGAGATGACACCAAAAGCATACTACCGCTTGCTAAAAAACGGCAAATATGAAGTGATCCCAGCCGATGAGATCATACATATTAAAAAAGCCTCATTATCAAAACAAAAAAGAGGCATAAGCAAGCTAGCAAGCGCAATCTTTGATACTCACAGCAAAGACAAGCTAAAAAAAGCCGAACTAGACCGCGCAAGACTTGCGAGCGAGCTAACTGGATTTTTCACGCACAAAGATGAAAGCTCAGTACTTGGCAATATAGAGTACGCCGACGATGGCGAGATAAGACAAAAAGAGATAAATTTGCCTGAAAGCGTGCAGACTGGCACATTTACATTTTTAGAGGACGGGATAACGCCTCAATTTGTAGAGCCGCACAATCCAATCAATATGGAGTATTTTTTAAAAAGCACCGATAGGGACGTGGCACGATCGCTTGGGCTTAGCTACTCCACATATACTGGGGATTTAAGAGATGTAAATTATAGCTCGATACGTCAAGGCACGATCGCAGAACGCCGAAATTTTAGGCGAATACAAAATTTTATAAAGCGGAAATTTCACGATGAGATTTTTAAAAAATGGCTAGAGTGCGAGCTATTAGCAGGGCGCATCAAGCCAGGCGACTACAAGCAACTAATAGGGCATTTTACGTTTAAGACGCAGGGGTGGGAGTATATCGACCCAGTAAAAGAGGTAAATGCAAACAAGATCGCCATTAGCGCAGGGTTTAAGACAATAACCGAAGTCTTAAGAGAGAAGGGGGTTGAGCTTGACGACTTTATGGATGAGCTAGAAAAAGAGAAAGAATTAGTAGAAAAATTAAGAGAAATTAAAATTTTAAAAGGAGAAATTGATGAACAAGATCAATCTACAAAATGAGGATTTATCCAAATTTAGAGCCGTTTTAGCAGACAATGCGATAAACGACGAGCAAAAAACTATTAGTTTTTTGGCTCTTAGTCACAACAATCTACACAAACGCAGCTCATTTTTTGGTGACGAATATTATCTAAGCGTGGATTTAAGCAGTGTTACATTTGAAGCTACGACGCTTTATTTAGACCATGACGTAAGTTTTGAAAACGCTATCGGAAAGATCATAGATACAAAGCTAGATGATAAGGGCTTTAAAGTTATAGTGCAATTTAATGATGAGGTAAGCCAAAGTCGCGAAGCATATGCAAAATTTAAAGCAGGCTTTAGCGATAGTGTGAGTGTAGGGTTTAAAACATATGAACTAAAAGAGCGTGAGCAAATTGGCGGAGTAGAGCATTATGAAATAGTAAATGGCGTTATAAATGAGCTTAGCGCGGTGTGGCAAGGAGCAGATCCAAACGCAAAAGTAGCAAATTTTGCAAAAGAGCAAGAAAAACCAAAACTAGCAGAACAAGAGATGCAAAAAGAGGATGAAAATACGGAATTTAAAGCTGAAAAAAAAGACGAAACAAAAGAGATTATCGAGTTAGCCGAAATTTTAGGCAAGCACGCTGAAGCGATAGAGGCGATCAAAAACAAGATGAGTTTTAACGAATTTAGCAAAAAGATAAAAGAACAACAACAAAAAACCAACGACATAAAGGAGTTTAACATTATGAAAAGAGAAAACACACAAGACTTTAGCCTCGCTAAAATTATCCTAAGCGCAGGGAACACCACTGCCGATCTTGGCTTTGAAGTAGAAAACTACTTCAATAAAAGCAATGGCCGCTTTATTTTGCCATCTGATTTTGGCGCAAGATTTAGCGATGCTATCACAACGACTACAAAGGCAGCAGGCGCGATCTCGACTGATTTTAGAGATGATTTGCTAATAGAGGAAGTAAAAGCAGAAAGCCCACTTTTAGGCGAATGTACTTGGCTTGACGGCTTAAGCCAAAGAGTGGAAATTCCACGTAACAACTCAAATATTACGGCGGATTTTGTAGAGGAGGGGCAAAGCAGAGATAGCGAAAATCTAGCATTTGACAAGATCATACTCGAGCCTCATACTTTGCTCGCAACTATCCGCATAACTCGCACAATGATGAATATGTCGGCTTTTGGCCTTGAAAGCTTTGCATATAAAGCGATGAAATTTGCGATCCGCAAAAAACTAGAGGAAGCGATACTATACGGCAAAGGCGTAATAAAAGGCGTTTTTGAGACTAGCGGAGTGCCAAGCATCGCAGGCTATCTAACAGCTCCAAATTTAGAAAAGACTTTAAGCTTTGGCGATATGCTAGAAAACAACAACGGCAACATTGCAAACGCAAAATTTGCGCTAAAAAATAGCGATGTTAGCAAGCTAAAAGCCACACAAAGGGGAGTTTCAAATGAGAAAATGCTAATCGAGGAGCTAGGCAACTTACAAGGTTACCCATACTTTACAACGCAGCTAATTAAAAGCGGTGATGTTGTTTTTGGCGACTTTAAAGACATCTTTATCGGATCATTTAAGGGCATTGAGCTACTAACTCATAATGAGCGCGGTGGTGACGTGATACTTGAGCTTTATCTTGACGTAGATGCCAAGCTGGCACGTGAAAAATCATTTGTAATTTCAAAGACAAGTGCATAAAAATGTCAAATTTTGCTAAGTCTATGCAAATATTAATGAGGCTTGAATTTAATAATCCAAGCCTCGCATTGCATAAGAACGAAACCGAAGCAGGGCTAACATTTATGGGCATTTATGAGTGTGCGCATCCTGATTTTAAAGGATGGGATATTATAAAACAAGTACTAAAAGGTAAAAGCCTAAAAGATGCTAGCACCATACTTTATGGTAATAGCGATCTTGTGGGCTTTGTTTTTGAGTTTTACAAAAAAGAGTTTTGGGATAAGATGCGACTTGATGAGGTAGAAAGCGATTTAAAGGCTAGTGAGTTATTTTGTTTTGGCGTAAATGTAGGCACAAAAGCGGCCATAAAACTTACTCAAACGATGCTAAATGTAGCAGTTGATGGGGTTATGGGCACTCAAACGTTAAAGGCGTTAAACGCATACGACGAGGACAAATTTAACACTGATTTTGATAGCTACGAGATCGCATACTATGCAAGTTTAGTTAGCAAAAATCCAAAGCTTAAAATTTATGCTAACGGCTGGAAAAATAGGGCGCTAGCAATATAAAAAAGGGTAAAAATGAAATATAAAATTCTTTACAGCACGAGAATATCAACAAAAAACTATAAGGCAGGCGACGAGATAGAATTCGCAGAGGGCACGGACGAGCTTTTTATAAAAAGGCTCATTGACATTAAGTGTATCGAGCCAGTAGCAGGTAGTGAAAAGCCAAAAGAGCCTAAAAATCAAAGAGGCACAAACGTAAAAGAGCAAGAGAAACAAGGCAAAAAACAAGAAAAACAAGGCAAAAAACAAGCAGTCGAAAGCGATGATGATTTAGGTGTTGATCTGGACGACATCGAGGAGTAAAAATGCTTAATATGCAGATGGTAAAAAGAGATGTTAAAAGCCTTTTTGCAAAGACAAATGCCACTTTGATAAAGGGCGATATAGCGCAAAATTGTCACTTTAATAAATATACAAAAGTGATCTTTGACGATGGGGCAGTAGCGACGCAAACAACGGCGCTAATCAAAGATGACGAGGGCATAAAGCTAAGAGTAAAAGATGAGGTAACGATAAACGAACAAAGATATATCATTACCAAAATCGAGCTTGAAAACCAAGTCACAAAACGGCTATATTTAAAAGAGGCCTAAAAATGCAAAGAGAAACAATTATTAACGATCTTTTTACCCTGCTTAAGCCGCTTTGCGAAAATGTGGAGCTTTTTTTAACCCCAGCTTTTGAGCGTAAAGACCTGCCTATTATCATCATAAAAGACACCGACGACACCATAGAAAACGATGCTTTTATAAGCATTTCACACGCCCTAAGTGTTGAAATAAGGATGATAACTGCAAAATATAACGCATCAAATGAGATAATAAAATCCGTTTTGAGTGCGCTAAATAAGTATAAAAGTAAATTTTTAAAGATAGAACAAACAAGCCTAAACCGCGAGAGCTTTGAGTTATACGATGATGAATATATACTAAGCACGATCACACTAAAAATTTATTATAAAAGTGGGATATGGGAAGCATGAGAGAGCTATTTTTAGGCAAAATATGCGAGGTTAAAAACGATCTTGTAAGGGTTGATTATTTAGGCACTATAACGCCCTTGATACCCTACATGCAATTTGCAAATTCATACAAAAGAAGCTTTACACCGCCACGAGTTGATGAGCAGGTTATGCTAGTCGATTTTGGTGGAGCAAAGATCGCAATAGGCAGCTTTTTAAATTCAGATTTTAGCGCACCAAGCGGCGCAGGCACGACAAAAGAGATAAGCCAGTACGAGGATGGCACAATAATAAGTTATGATACTTCAAGCTCAACGCTTGAAATCATAAATCCAAAAGTGATAAATATAGTGGTGCAAAACGATATAAACGTAACTTGCAAAAACGCAATTTTAACCGCTCAAAAAACCACCATCAAAAGCCCTAACGTGCAAATTTTAGGCAACACAAATATACAAGGTGCGATCACCACATCAGGAGACGGCGGCGGAAGTGGCGAATTTAGCATAAATGGCAATTTAAAAATAAAAGGAAATTTAACTACAACTGGCAACATAACCGACGCAAGGGGCGATCTAACTGGTCACAGCCACAATGATACCGACGGCGGCAGATCATTGCCTAGATAATTTTTTGAGCTTTCTAAAATCAGATGGGCGAACTATGTTTTTATCAATCCAAAGCCCTTTTTTGAGTGATCGCGCGCTTTGCTGAAAAGTAATATAATCTTTTGAAAATTTATCATACGCCCACGCATAGCCATCGATAACCATTTGAGCATTTATATCTTGATCACCATTATACAAAACAGCTAAAGTGCGCCCATATTTGTCTTTGCCTCTTGCATTGATATTTAATGATTTGTTTGAAATTAGATCGATTAGGTGGCGTTTAGATGCCTTGCCAAATGGTTGCTTTAGCTCTGGTGCATCAATGCCATAAAGACGAATTTTAATCTTTTCTTTTTTGCTCGTTAATGCGGTGATAGTATCGCCATCATAAATTTTAATAATTTTAACTGGATCGGCGAATGAAATAGATATAAAAAGCAAAAATATATAAAAAATTCTCATTTAGTCCCCTTGTAAATTTTTATTTATGCCATTTTATACAATAAAAGCAAAAAAAGGGCAAAAATGCACCAAATCGAAGTAGAGGAAAATTTAAGGCGTATTTTTATCACGAATAAATATACAAAGACCTTACGCCCTCTTTTTGGACTTGATAGGCATATAGACAAAAGCGCCGATCTCTATAACCTACTGGCGCTAAAAGAGGATATAACTGAGCAGATCAAAAAGCACGAGCCACGCATACAGACTGACAGCATAAGCTTTGAGGACGATAACGGCTCGATCATCTGCGAAATATCATACACACAAGACAAAGAAACTAAATTTTTAAAGCTGAATATATGAAAGTGCCAAATTTTATAAAACCACTCGATATAGACAAAGAGCGAAAAGCTATCATAAGCGAGTTTAAAACAAAGAGCGGAAAGCTAGACTATATCCCACTAATAGGGGATGATTATATGACGCTTATTGATATATTTTTATTTAAACTTAACAACTTTATAGAACTTACAAATGTTAAAATTTCTCAAAATTACCTACTTTTCAGCAAAGGCGAGTATCTCGATGAACTTGTGAAACTAATCGGCATAAAGCGAAATGAAGAAATAAAGCCGATCGCAAAGGTTGAAATAAAAGTAAATAGCTCAACATTTCTAAGCAAAGACACTAAATTTACAGACACAAAAGGACATTTTGCATATCTGCTAAAAGATACTTTTATAAACGATACATCGGTAGTGCAGATCGAAGCGGCAGACTATTTTAAAGAGCCATACGAGACCACGACACTCGAAATACCAAACATCTACATAAGCGAAATAAATATAAAAGAGCCATTTAGTGGCTTTAAAGCACGCGAAAGCGATGATGAGTTAAGAGAGCGATTTTTACTTGCACTTCATCGCTTTAGCACGGCTGGCAGCGAAAAAGCATATCTTTTTCACGTTTTAAGCGTCGAGGGGATAAACAAAGCTAATGTATATCAAGTAAGCGCTGGCGTGGTGCAAGTAGTATATCTATCTAAATTTGAACCTCAAATCGCCAAAGAAAAGATAAAAGAGGCACTAAAAGACAAAATCCCACTAACTGATGATGTTCGCATAAAAGAGGCGAATAAAATCAATCTTGATCTCGTCATCGAGATAGCACCAAGAGAGAATTTTATATTTAATGAAATTTTGGCGAACGCAGACACAAGGCTAAAAGAGTTTTTTAGCACGCTAAAGATCGAGCAAACGCCGCATATTTCGCAGATCATAGAAGTAGCTTTTGATGAGAATACGGCATCCGTTGAGGTTAAAACGCCTATGCCAAGAGCCGATCGAGATAGCATTATTGTGTTAAATTCACTTCAAATCAATAAGGCTAACAATGCTTGATTTAAGAGCCTATAATGATGTGCTTTTTAGGGTCGATGAGGTCTTTGGCTCAAAGATGGATGAATACTTAGCCTTTGATGAGCGATTTTTTTATAACCAAACCGACGTAAATAGAGCGTATTTAGCCCATCAATTTGATACCGAGCCAAAAAGCCTAAGTATCGAGGAAACAAAAGAGCTACTAAAAGCACCGCTAAAAACCTATTTTTTTGAGGGGACGAGCGAGAGCTTAGAAACTGGACTAAAGGCATATTATAGCGGTGCAAGTACGAAGCAGTGGAGCGAATACGGCGGCGAGCCTTATCATTTTAAGCTTATTTTGGACGCAAGCAAAGGACTAAGCAAGGAACAAGTAGCAAAGACCGATAAATTAATCAAAACATATAAAAACGTGCGTAGCGTATATGATGGAGCAAGCATAAAAGCGACTGCTAGCATAAATTTAAAAGCCTACTCTTACACATTTAGCGGAGAGAGCATAAGTGTAGATCCTTATGTAATATCAAATATAAACCAAAGAGCAAGCTTTAAAGCTGGTGCTACTACGCAGATAAACGAGATCATAAGCATACCAATCAATGCAACAAGAGTTTTAACAAGATAAAGGATGGATAAATGAAGCAATACACACTTTTAACAGCAAGTGGCATAAATAAGCTACTAAAAACCGCTAGCGATGGATCAAGGATCGCATTAAAAGAAGTTGTAGTAAGCGACTTTGAAGGAGAATTAAGCGAACAGACGACGTCAATACCAAATGAAAAGTATAGGGGTGCAATAAACGCCATAACTATAGACGAAAACGATAATAACATCCTCGACGTCGATGCCATCATACCGCCTGAAGTTGGCGGATTTTATATAAAAACGGCTGGAATATACTGTGATGATGGCTCGCTATTTGCAGTTGCACGCCTTGCAGATACCTATAAACCGCTTTTAAATGAGGGGTCAAGCAAAGACATCACATTAAATTTTAAACTTCAAATTTCAAACGCAAACGAGAGCATCATTTTAAAAGTCGATAACAACGTCGTACTTGCTACAAGAAAATGGAGTGACGCCACTTTTCTAAAAAAGACCGACAAGATAGACGCATACACAAAAAAAGAGAGCGACAATAAATTTGCTTTAATAACTAGCCTGCCAGAACTTGCCACCGAAACAAAAGCAGGCACCGTCAAAATCAAGAATTCGATCACCGGGCAGCAAGAAGACGTAGCCGTGAGCGAGAAAGCGGTCGCAGGCATAGCAAGTATCGGCATCAATCAAACATGGCAGGATGTGACGCAAGAGAGGCAAATTGGTATCACGTATACAAATACTACGGACAGACCTATCATGGTATCAATAACAACAAACGACAACCTAGCGGAGCTACTCGTAAATGGCATAAAAGCCGCGGTAGGAAACGATGGCTCAAATGCTCTCACTAGCCTTTGTGCCATCATCCCGAACAAAGCCACATATGTTCTCAAAGGCTCGACCACACTATATCACTGGGCCGAGCTTCGATAGAAAGGACAAACAAATGAAATATTTCAAAGATAAAAACAATCAAATCTACGCACTGGATGAGAAAGACGTAGCAGAATTTAAAAAATCAGAATGGATCGAAATTTCAAAAAAAGAAGTGGATGAGATACTCAATCCCGCACCAAATGAGGAGCAGATCAAGCAAAAAGAGCTAGCCGAGCTTGATGAACAGATCAAAGAGACCGAGGGCTACATCAGGCACGCACTTTTGATAGGTAATGATAATGTGCTTGACGAGCTAAGGGCTGAATACAAAGAGCTTCTAGCGCAAAAGGAAAATTTAGAAAAAGGAGAGAGCGATGAAAAATAAAATTAAACGTTGCAATATTTGTAGTAGCAAGCTAGACAAAAACGGCGAGTGCACTTGGAGCGAGTGTCCTAAGTGTCCAGCATACAAAGCAAAAGAGCAAGAAAAGCCAAAAGATAAAAAGGGTGAGTAATGTTTAAATTTAGAGAGATTTTACAACTTTTAGCCATTATCATTGTTGAGTTGCCACTTGAAATAGTTGGCTATATCGTTGTGCCGATAGCTCTGCTATTTTGCAACAAACAAAGCGAGCATTTGCCAAAGTGGGCTAGGTACTTCGAGGACGCAAACGACAACTATGACGGCGAAAACTCGGCGATAAACGGCGATAGTGGCTGGCGCAAAGAACACTACCCAAATGGCAAAAATAAGACATATTTTGCACGTCTTAGGTGGCTATATCGTAACCGCATAGGCTACTTTTCAAGCAGGATAAACGGAGTAAAAGTAAGCGAAATAGATCCGTCAAGCGTAAGAGTGCAAGGCAATCCAAAAGCCACAAGCAACGGCGGAGTGATAAGCGACTTTTGCAAAGTGACGCTAAAACTAAAAAACGGACGCTCACGTTTTGGGCTTTATAAAACTATCCGCTACAAAGGCTTTTTAAGTGGCTTTTATTGCCGTATCTATGTAGGTTGGAAATTGCTCGACGTAGCAGAGATGAACGAATACAACAAAGATACATTTATTCAGCCAGACGATAAAGAGTATCTTAAGAGCGTGTGGGCGATCAACCCATTTAAAAGGGTAAAAAGATGAACGATAAAATTTACGTTTTTATTATTTTTGGGCTTAGCTTTGCGTGCGGCGTGCTCTTTTGGCTAAATAGCAGGGCAGCCGACAAAATCGACGAGCTAACAACCAAGATAGCGCTAAAAGAGGCAAGCAATGCAGTAGTTGTTTCCAATTTGGAAACATGTAACGCAAAGATAGGGCTAACAAATGCGACAATAAAAGCCCTAAGTGTGCAAAGGCAGGACGAAAACAAAATAAAAGAGCGTATTGTAACTAGAGTTGAGCGTGTGGCAGTGCCTATCAAGGACGCCGCATGCGAGGAGAAATTAACCTTTTATGAAAGGCTACTCAATGAAGCTAATAGTAAGTAGTCTAATCTTGGCGTTTGTTTTAATCGGTTGTGGTGCAAAGCCTGAAGTGATCGTAAAAACACAATATCAAGATGTATATGTGCCAGTGGCGTGCATTGAAAAAATGCCAACAAAGCCAAAATTTAGCCCTGAAAATTTAGAAAGTGCAAAAGAGCTTATGGGCTATTTTTTGACGTGTGAAAAGCTACTCGAGGGATGCGTAAATGGAAGCGATCATAAAAAGAACTAAGAAATTTTGGCTAAATAAAATGGTTGTAATTGAAATAATCCTATCCGTCATAATAATGTACATTTTTACTTATAAATTTTAAAAAAAGAGGCGGATAATGGACGATCTTATAAATAAAGTAGGCATTTATTTTTGGGTTGTAGTTGTAGGCTTTCTAGGTGGAGCGCTAGGGTCTATAAACAACAAAGAACAAACCATAAACAGAGGGCGTAAAATATTAAATTTTATAGTTGGCACTATTAGCTCAGGCTTTATTTGCTGGATATTCTTTGAAATAACATCATTTTTTACAAATAATAATGATCGCTTTAGTCTTGCAGTCGGTGGCTTTTTTGCTTGGCGTGGCACAGCTTGGATATGTGCCATAGTTGATAAAGCGATTGATAAAAAAATAGAGAGCTTTAGCGGTGGCGGTTATGATGATTTTTCTACAAAACCGCCAAGAGATTTAAATTTTTAAAAAGCCCTTGTAAACAAAAAGAACACCTTTTAAATAAAATCACTTAAATTTAATAGCCAAAAAGAAAAGGAGCAAAAATGAGTGCAAAATTTGGCGTAAATGTTGAGTTATATAACGACTCGCTAGCACCATACAAGATAAACAATGAGCGACCTATCGCCATCATCGGCGATGATACAAAGCTAACTGCTGGACTATATCTATATAGTGATATATTAGAGGCGCTTAAAGAGGTAGGCGATGGAACGATAAAAGACACGCTAACCGATCTAAAAGCTACTGGACTGCACAATCAAATCGTACTTAGTGTTTTTAAAAAAGTTGGCGATCAAAATACTAACGAAACTGCATGCCAAAACGCCATCGATGAGCTAAAAAAATGCGAGGCCACGATCGGAACAAAGCCAAAATTCTTTTTAGCCGTCGGTTACAACGATAAAGGCACGCACGAGAAGCTAAAACAAGTCGCAGCATATCTGCGTGGAGTTTATGCGATTGAGCTAAACAAGACAAAAGAGAGTGAGATAAATACGACATTGCAAGAATACAGCACCAAAACAGCGATCATCACATATCAAAAAGTGATAAGAGTTGATAAGGTTGTCCGCCCTGCTAGTGCGTTTTTGATAGCACTTTATGCAAAAACTATGGCAGAAACCGAGTATGGCTTTTCGCAAACTTACTCAAATAGGGTTATTGACGGCGTTATCGGCATTCAGGATAAAGTAGAGCTAATACAAGGTGAGGATTGCGAAGCGGACAGACTAAGAGGCAAAGGCATAAGCCTTATAATCGCCGATGATGGAATAAGAGCGTGGGGAGGCGAAACTTGTAATGATGACTTATTTAGCTCGATACATACTTATGTTATTTTTTATACCGCCATAGATACTATTTTCAAAGCTCAAAAAACGGCTATCGATAAGAGAATGCGCGACGTACTCAAAAATGTAGTTGATAGTTTAGAAGCATTTTATCTAAGGCTTACGGCCAATAATGTAGTAGTAGGCTTTGAGATAACAGTGCCAAAAGAGCTAAACTCAAACGAGACTATAAGCGAGGGCATAGTCTATATTAAACATAACGTACAAGAAATGCCGCTAATAAAACGCATAGTCAATAGAATTTACCGAGTAACAGACTACTCACAAAAACTAATAGAGGAATTATAAGGGGTAAAAAATGTTAAAAGCGCAAGCATTTACAGGCGGAAATTTATTTATTGATGGCATCGGCTTAATGGGGGAAGTCGTTGAGGTGGAGTTGCCAAAGATAGAAAAAGAGACGATCGAAACAAGCAGTGGCATAGGTAAATTTGAAGCAGTTTTACCAGTTGTTAAGCCATTAAGCACAAAAATAACCGTAAATAACCTAAACGAGCTATATTTTAAAATGCTCGATAGCTCAAAGACGCAAAAGCTATACTTAAAAGCAAATGCTACAAACTCTAACGGCGACGATGAGCAAGTGATCGCCACTTTTGAGGGCAAGATTAAAAGCCTCGACGGTGCGAAATTTGAGTTTAACAAAGAGGCAAATTTAAGTTTTGAAGTAAGCCTTACATTTTATAAGCTCGAAGTAGCGGGATCAAGAGTAATTTTATATGATGCACTAAATCATATATTTGAAAATGACGGCATCGATATGTTTTCAAAAATACGCAAAAATATACTCTAAGGATAAAAAATGCCATTACAAAAAATCGAATTACCAAAAGAAAAATTTACATTTTCAGACGGCCAAGAAGTTTATTTAAAACCGCCTACATTGCTACAAATCCAGTCAGCAACAAAGAACGCAAAGGGCGATGAGATCGAGCAGGCTAAAAATTTACTTGTAGATATGAGCGAGGGCGAATTAAGCAAAGAATTTTTAAACGCTCTACCAATCGGCGAGTGGATGGAACTAAGCAAGATGATAAGCGCATTTATGGGCGTTGATGTAAAAAACTAATCGAGGGGATTGCGCTAATCACGCACTCCCTAAATTTTACATTAGCCGACGTTATGGGCTTAGAGTTTAATGAATTTGTAGATTATTTTGAGATCGCAAAACGTATAAATTCAAATTAAAGGGCGGCGTTGCTGCTCTTGCTTTTATAAATTTTAGCGATGGCAAAAAGAACAAGCAAAGGCACGCTTATATACCAAAACATGCAAGCTATTAATCCACCAACTATAAAAATAATCGGAAGTATCAAGCCAGCAAAAAGAGCACCTAGACAATCAAACACTTTAACCACCTTGTATAAAAATCACTAATATTTTACTAATATCAAAATAAAAAGGCAATATATGGCACAAGAAGCAACATTAACCTTTAATATGGAGCTTAAAGGGTTAAATAATATCTTAAAAGCCGTAGATAAAAGCACGATCTCGCTAGCAGATAAGCTAAACCAAAACATCAAAGCAGGCGTTGAAAAATATAATGAAGCTCTAAAAGAGCTAAAAGCGAACCCTTTTCAAAAAGCAGGTTTTCACACACAAATGGCAAAACTAAAAGCCGACTTGCAAAAGGCCACACGAGCTAAAATCCGCCTTGATATGGATGAGGCGAAACAAAAACTAGCAAATTTAAAGACGGAGATTGTTGCAAGTGTAGCATCAATAGCAGCAATAGCTGCGCCAATAAAAAGTGCCATTGATTTTGAAAGTGCAATGGCAGACGTTAAAAAAGTAGTGGATTTTAAGGACGATAAGGAAATAAAAGGCTTTTCAAACGAAATTTTAAAAATGAGTCAAGTAATACCAATGACCGCAGAGGGCTTGACGCAAGTTGCAGCAGCTGGCGGACAAATGGGACTAGCAAAAGACGAGCTTTTAAAATTTACCGAGATGGCAGCCAAAACCGCAGTAGCATTTGACATCACAGCAGAAAGCGCAGGCGATACGATAGGAAAGATAAAAAACATCTTATCACTAAGCCTTGATGAGACTGGTGAGATGATGGACGTTATAAACCACTTATCAAACAACAATGCCGCCAAAGCTGGCGAAATAGTCGAGGTTATGAAAAGGATCGCAGGCATCGGCAAACAAGTAGGCCTAGCAAAAGAGCAAACAGCCGCGCTTGCATCCACATTTATATCACTTGGTAAAGCACCAGAGACCGCAGCGACTGCATCCGAAGCTTTGTTAAAAAAATTAAACAATATAGAGTCACTCGGAGCCAAACAAAAAGCCGCTTTTAAAAAAACTGGGCTAAGTATAAAAAATTTCTCAGCGATGATGAGAAAAGATGCACAAGGAGCGGTTTTAAAATTTCTTGAAACTATGAATAATATCGAGCCACAAAAAAGAGGCGCTTTGCTTAGTGCCATTATGGGAACAAACTATGATAGTGATGTAGCCACACTTATAAGCGGTATGGATGTATATAAAAAATCACTTGATGAGGTTAGTAGCAAAGAAAAATTTTTAGGATCAAATGAAAAAGAATTTCAAGCTAGAAGCAACACTGTCGCAAATAAAATCCAGCTAATGAAAAATACATTAAATTCACTTAGTATAAGTATCGGCAATGTCTTTTTGCCATATATTAGCACGGCGATAGAAAAGATCACTGGCTTTATAAAAAAAATAACCGAATTTGCACAAAACAACGAGGAGCTTGTTAAAAAGATAGGCTTTAGCGTAGCAGCTTTTTTTAGCTTTAACGTGGCAATGACAACACTAAAGGCATCATCGGCACTCTTAACTCTATCGCTTGGCGGATACCGCCAAATTTTAACAATGTTGCCTTTTGACTGCCTAAAGCTAAGTGCATCATTAGCACAGTGTAATTTTGCATCCTTGGGATTTGTCGGCGGACTTAAAAAGATAGTTTTGAGCTTTAGGGCGTTAAGCCTTGCATTTTTAAGCAATCCAATCGGTGCTATTTTGGCAGCGATCGCAGTAGCTGGCGCACTAGTTTATAAGTACTGGGATCATGTAAAAGCCTTTTTTACTGGCTTTTTTGATGGACTAAGAAAAAATATAGCACCAGTTACGGACGTGTTTAATGGTTTTTTTGGCGCTATAAAATCGGCTTTTTCGCCTTTGATGCCTATATTTTCTAAAATATCAAGCTTTTTTAGTTCGCTCTTTGGGCAGAGTATCGCCACAAAAGAGGAGATCGAGGGGCTAACAAACGCAGGGGCTAAATTTGGCGAGATAGTCGCAGCGGCGATCAACTTTGTACTATCCCCTTTAAAATTTATGATCGAGCTTATCACATCGGCAATAAGCGGCGTAAATACACTAATAGATAGCTTTAAAAAGCTCGATATAAGCGGTGGATTAAAAGATATGCTAGGAGTTGGCGACGGCGCAGATCGGAGTTGGTACAATCCTTTAAATTTATTCTATGACAGCAAGCCAAAAGCGCAAAACACAAATGGAGCGATCGGTCAAGCCATCGAAGCCAAGAATTTAAGCGTAGCAAATAGCAAAAATAACACGATCAACGACAATAAAGTCGTAAATATCACAATGCAAGGATCAAGTGCCACGCCGCAAGCAGTGGCTAAAGCGGTGCAAAATTCAAGTTATAGTTATGGAGATTGATAAATGAGGATAATCACGATCGACAAGTATATCTTTAGTGTAGATGACAATGTCGCAGGCATCGAAAAAAACTTAAGCGTGAGCTATGACAAGCAAAATACGATCACAAGACCGATTTATACACATTTAGGCGGCTTTGATGAGGAATTTAGCTTTGAGGCGACTATCTTGCTCGATGATGTTTTTAAATTTAGGGGCTTTGAGGATCTGGTAAAGCAGGCACGCCCACTAAAAATATCTGCCTTTGATCTCGTGCGAGATAACTATATACTCATCTACTCGATGACACAAAGCACCGATAACTTTGTCAAGCTCTTTTTTAATGGCATTTGGTACTACACAAAAAAGATCAGAATTTCAGGCTATCTAATATGAGCGATTTTAATCAATTTAGCAAAGAAGTCACGAGAGTGTTAAGAAATGCTATGAATAGGACACTTACGAAAGTATCAAAAGAGCAAAGAGATCTAATCGCAAAAAGAGTGTCGATAAAAAAGCGATACCTTGATAAAAAGCGACTTGTAAGACGTGGAGCGAGGGCGGATGATCTAAGTATAAAAATCTTTGCGATGCCAAAGGCGATAACCCCTTTTATGCTCGAGACTCACGCAAGACCAAAGGCAGGAGACTATGGCATACCAAAAGGCAAGCATTTTTATGTTAGAGGGCTTACCAGCACAAGACAGAACAAAGGCAATACAAGCGGCTTTTTAACTGGGCAAGCAGTAGCAAAAGATGGCCGCCGGTTTTTTTATCTGCGTAAGCTATCCGATCTTGACACAGAGGCGCTAAAAATAAGCGATGCCATACTAACAAAGGCGGAGTATATCTTTTCTCAGGAGTTAAAAAAATGAAAATTTATATTGCAAAAGATGATGAGAGTTTGGATATGATATGTTTTAAATTTTACGGCTCTTTGGATCAAAGCGTATATAGCGAGTTTTTAAGGGAAAACGAGCATTTACTGAGCAAAACAAAGCTAAAAAATGGCGATGAGGTTAATTTGCCTCAAATCGAGATAAAAACAAAGACAAAGGCAAAATATCTATGGGAGTAG